TCCAGTACGCTCTGCTGCTTCCACAAGCCGAACAATTCTTCGGGGGATGTGCAGCGAATCGAGTCGAGAACTTGTTCGCCTCCTCCATGAGTCGCTTCTTCTCGTATGGATTCACGGAGGAGTAAGACCCGAACAAATCTACTTGTTTACTCACACCGACACCCCGACTTCAGAAGGTAATCCATAAAATCTTTCTTGTTATCAAAGCACACGAAGTTTCCTTGAATATGTCGCCTTGCCAAGGCGTGGGATAATTTGGATTTATTTTTGAAATCCTCTAGTGCTTGCACTTTCGTTGCGTATATCCTATCGCATTTGTTGGCGCAAAAATCCCCGACTGTATCTTTCATCACATACACTGACGCCTTGATCACTGCTGATTTCTTTTCTTTATACATTATCTCTTGCCGTCCTTGGTTCATATGTCCCACTTGCCATTGGCCCGTTTCGTGCGCCGAGCCAAACCCGACCACCTGTCGCCGTCAACTGGAACTTCTCAATACGCCCTTCCCGATGTAATTGGCGCACATAGTTTTCAAGTGTAGCCTTTGCCACACCCTGCAAAGCATTTGGTGCATCAGCATCATTCACACGGTTGCCCACTGCGTTGTTGCCGCTTGTATGCGTCAGAGCCTCGCCATTCTGCTCACAACTGATGATCCAGTCACACAGGATTTCCAACTTCATCTGCTTGGCTGTACCACGCTCCTGAGCCTGAATCTGTTCTGTCTTGTCCACAAGCAGACCCGACATAGAGTCCCGTACAAAATGCCGAACATTTCTGTTTGCTGGCCCGTTAGACTTCACAACTGCGCCGTCAAAGCAAGTGTTCCGCTGATATGGAATCTCTAATTGTTCGCAAATCTTCTGCCCTCTTGAAGTGTCCACCTGCCAAAGAGCGAAGGCAGAACGGACACCATCGACCAAAGCACTTGTACCCCGAATAAGGTTTCGTGCTTGCTCTGGTGTTTTGATAACCGCATCGTCTTTGATCTTTGTCATGTGGTGACACATCAAGACTGCTGCACCTGTTTCTGTGGAGATCTGAGCCAACAAGCCCATGAGAGCCGCCCCAGCCGCAGGATCAGCGTTCACATCTGCGTGTACGAAAGAAGCCAGCGGATCGAACACAATCAACTTCAAATCTTCAATCTGCAAGATTTGTTCGTAAATCTTCTCAAACTCCTCCGTTGTGCTGAACTCGCCATTCGATTCGTTCATGATGGCGAACACACCCCCGACATTCGGAAGGGGAACAATTTTCAATTCATGCGGATAGTGAAAGCGATCACCGAATGGATCGAGCCTGTCGATACGGCGGTGCATTTCGGCCTCATCATCTTCTGCTGTGAAGATAATCACATTTCCGAACTCTTTGACCATGCTACCGAAAGCGTTTGTCATGGGCTTTGCTGCGGCGATCTTCATACCAAGATCAAGCGTCATCATGCCCTTACCACTGTCACCAGCCGCAGAGAAAAGAATAGGCACACCGAGGGGAAATGTATCATCGACCAAGAACTTCTGTGTTGGCGCATCCCCTGTGAAGCGACTGATGAGCATACTGTCATCAAGCAGATTAAGTTTGCGCTTGACTTGCTTCTTGGTGTTGAGAAAGTTCTCGATGTCAAACGCTTCTTGCAGAGCGTCAAAAGCATCCCACTTCTCTGGCTTGCCGGGCGGTGGTGTCAGCATCGTGACAGACCTCGCCCCTGCGTTGAGTGACAGGTCTTGGATAAGATCAGCCAGTTTCTTGCCCTGCGTGTCATTGTCAGGCCAGATGATCAACTCTTTGCCCTGTAATGGTGAGAAGTCATACTGTGCAGCCGTCTTCTTTGTCAGGCTTGCCCCAGCCAATGTACAGGTTGCTGTATACCCAGCCTCGTTCAGAGCATCAGCACACTTTTCGCCCTCGACCCAGATCACCCGTTCCGATGCCAAAATGTTCGGGATATTGTATAGCGGCCTGATGTCAGGGAACTTCGAGTATGGTGACCCTGGCACAAACGGACGGAACTCTTTCTTTGGCTTGCCGCTTGTATCCAGTACGGGCTTGCCTGAGATGTCCTTTACATTGAAACGCCGCACACTAACGATAACTTCGCCGTCACTGTTGATGTAATCGTACTCTGCATCAAACGGAGTATTGGCATTGTACTGCTGCTTGAACGGATTCTCGACTGGCCCGTTATCACGAACAATTTGCGGCCCGTGCGTATCTGAGTCCAGATAGCGTTCAAACATCTTCTTGATCTCTGGGAGGCGCATACCTTTGCCCTCCATCAGGATCTTCACGATGCCCCCGCCACCGACATTTCCATTGAAGTCCTGCCCTTGCATAAAGTTAGGCGAACTCGTGTCAATGTTAATTTTCATTGACTGGCCTGGGTCACCGAGCAGTGATCCGATGTAGAACACCTTCCCATGTTCACGACCAGCAGGGTATGTATCCCGCAGAATACGCAACTGTTCTGTTCTTGGTACTTTCTGCGAAATTTCTTCGACTAAATCTCTTGCACTACTAGATGTAGTGTTGCCAAACCTCACCACACTCATTATATTGTCTCCATCAACTCCTTATAGGCCATCGTTTTCCAAGTGCGATGGCCTATTATTTTATTTACCCCAGCAAGTTTTCCGAAACTCGCACATTTTGCACAAATAGAAATCATCATTCTGTGCGATTCTTGGCAAAATGTCATTAGCCTTTGTCGCCTCCAAGATAAGAACCGCTTTGTCGCTTACTGACTGAGCCAACTCTTTATCGTATGGGACAAGTTCAATGTACACCTCGCTCGTGTTTTTATTCAGGACGGTAAACACACATGGGTTCTCGTACAGATCCATATATGTTTGATACAGAGCCACCTGTGCTGCGTACACTGGATTGGCTTGCTTGACACCTTTTGCCACAAATTCTTTGAACTTCTTGTCGTTTGCCGACTTACATTCCCACAGCATTGGGTATGGCATATCAAGCGGACCAGCACAGATCACACCATCAATGTGACCTCGAACCTCGCCGTCAGCGATAGCGAACCCAAATTGTTCGTCTTTCATTGAGTGAGAAGTCCTGAGATCAAACCCTGCGTCTTTGAAATACATCACCATCAGGTCTTCGATTGCGTGGCCTAATGAAAATGTTCGTAAAGTCTTTGCAGGAAATCCTTTGTTAGCGTCTGCCTTTACCCCCCTATATCTGTATTGAATCTTACGAGCGCATGGATCGCCAAGTGACGATGCCCCCAAATACTTTCGGCCTTCGCGCTTCCCTTCCTTCTCAAGTATACCTCGATCCAACTCGGATACGATTGCATCACATTGTGAAGAACGGGATCCCCCAGTCCGCATCTCGTTCTGGACCGTATCGTAGGTATACTTCTGCAAGGTGCTGGCTAAGGTATTCATCATCAATTTCCTTTATAGATTGAAACACTACGATCATTCCCACGACTTCTTCTTCTGACAGATCGCATAGCCTTTTATCCCAGCCAATTTTGCCGAAGGTTTCTGCGACCATCTTTAGTGAACTGTTTGACATTCGATTTCCTCATCTTTGAAGGTGAACGAAAAGTAATAGACGATACCTTGCTCCGCAACCTCAAGCGCAGCCTCACCGCCAATAATTCTCGTGTACCCTTCTTTTTCTTTCATGATCATGTCAACGACTTGATTCAAAATATCATCTTCGCCTTTACTCTGAGGCATATGGAGAAACATACTAATCTCGTTGCATTCTTCTTCAGATGTTTCAAAATTAATCGTTAGTTCGCCACGCATACTAATTTTCCATAATGTTGTTGATTGTGTTGTCGATCACTTGTTTGTTCCACACATAACTAATCATGCAAGCGGCCTTGTACTTAGTCCAACTGAAGTCCATGCCCGACACATGAACGCCGTTCTTTGACAAGATGTTGCGCTGCTTTTCTGTAATTCTATCATCAAGCCAGCGTCTTGTCTTTTTGGCGCTGTCACCGTCTTCTACCTCACGCAGGAAATCATCCGCTGCGGCAAGTGCCTGAGTCTTTGTTCCGATGCTAACAGCCCTCACACGGCCTTTTCCTGACCGTACAACGGCCACTGACATATCTCCTAGGTCTGCTACCATGCCAAAGCCTTTGAAGCCTGTAGCGGCCATACAGCGGCCATTGCCGAACAAATCAATCCAACGGAACGGAGCGCGATCCATCAGATCAATCTCTGTCATCTCAAAGTTGGTTAGGGGATCGCTATCGTCACGCTCAAATACATGGCCACACATAGGACATTCACGGACGGACAGCGGAACAAACGAATCACATTCAGGGCATTGCTTTTCTGGTGCTTGCCCTTCGCCTGCTTCGCCATCACTGCCATCCAGATCAACAGCGTCATCAAGTGAGCCGTGCGTCAGGATGGATGTGCCAAAGTCCAGCACCACGCAATCAGTCTTGATCACACCAGGAAATTCTTCTGGGTCAACTGTTCGTAGGCCACGGCCAATCATTTGAACCATTGTGGATTTGTAGGAACATGGCCGTGTTAAGACCACACACGATACTGGTGGAGCATCGAACCCTTCGGTCAACACGGCCACATTCACTACTACCTGCACATCCCCATGCGCTAAGTCGTGCAGGATTTCCTCCCTTTCATCACGAGGCGTATCGCCTGTCACGCACTTTGCATTGACACCAACCAGAACAAATTCATCACAGAGATCATTTGCGTGTTGGATGGTGCTGCAGAACACCACTGTCCTTCTGTCGCCAGCCTTTTCAAGCCATTCATCTACCACCCGCTTGTTAATCGCACGGCGGTTCATGATCGCTTCTACTTCTGACATATCAAAGTCAGTGATGGTTTTACGAACATTTCTGAGATCGTCTTGCACACCGACATCCACTACGAATGTTCGAGGCTTGACGAGATAGCCCTCATTGATCAGCGTTGAGATTTCAATCTGATGGCTACAGTTGTTGAATACATCACGCAGACCTTTCTTGTCACCACGGTTAGGCGTGGCAGTAAAGCCTACGATTTCCACTTTATCGTTTAACTCTTTCGCCTTGTTGATGATGCGTTGATATGTGTCGGCGGCAACATGGTGCGCCTCGTCAACCACCACAAGGTCAAGTTGTTTCATGTTCTCAAGATTGTTCAGGCGCGACAGCGTTTGTACCATGGAGAATACAGCGTCAGCATCCCAGTCTTTGACTTCAGCGTTGACCACGCTGGTAGAAATGTTTTCGTTGATCTTTTTAAACTTGGTCATGTTCTGGCTGACAAGTTCATCCCTGTGTTGCAAGACCAGAACATTCTTGCACTTCTTGTGACGCCTACCCACGAGAGCAGACAGCATGATGGTCTTGCCAGCACCTGTAGGTGCAACAACGAGGGTATTGTTATACTTGTCTAGGGCTTCGGAGGCGGCAGAGACTGCCACCTCCTGATATGGACGCAGAATCATGCCGCTTCTGCCAAGAAGTATTTGTACTTCTTTGTTGAAGGGACATACTTCTTTTCGATGGTGATACCAGCCTTACGGAGATGTGAGATCTCTGTACGGACGGTATTCTTTGTCTTGCCCAGATCAGTCATCATCTGGTCAAGATAAATACGCCCTCGCTTGTTCTTCATGTACTCGTGAAGATCAGTGCAGAATTTCGGGTATGGGACGGCTTCTTTATCAGCCGCCAGTTTCTCAAGCCCTTTTGCAACACTGCGAAGTTGATCGGCATACGCCTTCAGTTCAGATGCACTCATGATTGAAAGTTCCTCCTCGTTAAGCGCCTTGAAATTGGTGGGGGAGTTGTGTAAGGCGCTGGCCTCCCCCTCGCCAGCATTAGTCGAGGAACGAAAGGAAAATACCTCGACTAAATTTGAAAGCCAACTTACTGCGCCCATGTCGGAACAACTCCAGCGGTAGCAGTAGATGGTGCGGGTGCAGCGGCCTGCGGTTGTGCAGGTGCTGAGGCAGGAACTTGACCAACAGGCATATAGCCATTCTGTCCAAGCGTCAAGATGGCTTTAATCTTGTTTCGAGGATCATAGCCATTCTGACCCTTTTCAATGCCAATCTTGAAGCACACATTCATGCCATCAAGTTGATTTACACCCATCAGGTTACGGCTCTGCTGTGCCTGCGGGGACTGGTCTTTCGGGTCAAGGTTGAAGTTGCTGTCGATAATTGACTTCAACATCTGCAAACCAATCACCTTGGCCAGAGGAACGCCCTGATCATTCAGTTTGTTTCCATCGACAAAGATGTTGTGCCAGACCTTACGCTTGTCGAACTGGCCACCCATGATGGTCATTTCGATAGGCAACCACTTGGCATTTGTGGTCTGTGATGCTTTGAAGTAATTGCCATCACCAAACTCAGGCAATGCCATATCGCCACCACTAAGTTTCAGGATAGCCCTAACTACTGTGTTGTCAGGGATAAGATCAAATTGGTTTGAAGACGGTGCTTCAGGGATGTTGTTAAGGTTAAGCATGGCTCTGTGTAACTCCTTCTGCCATAGTTGCGCCGAAAGTATCGGCCTTACGATTGCCGCTACTCATCTTGTCGATGAGTTTTCCAAGATGCGGCTCTTCAATAGGATCAAGCCTACCACTACGATCCTTAGCGGGGTAACCCCACTCGTTCATGTTGTCACAGATGAACGCACGATAGGGCTGGTTCGTTTCAGGGTTTGCTAATACAGCCATGGTGATGACCTCATCAACAATCCCTGGAAGTTCACGACCAGTCTTTGAGCCTTCAATCTGAAGGCTGTAGTTCATCCGCCCATATTCGTCTTCTTTGCCATCAAGGATGCCAACGAAAACTACATTTTTAGAACGAATGTGCTGGAGATGAGTAAGCCAAGCCATCATCTCACGCCCTTGCTGTCCATAGACTGCACGAGTATCCAGTTTACCAGTTCTGTCAGAACGATTATCTGGCTGGTTCTCGCAGTAACGGAAGCAAAGCCGCCCAGCAACTGTGATACTGTCAACAAAGATAGTATCGTACTTGTCGAGGAGTTGGCTTGGGTCACCAAAGACCTGACACACAGAATCGTAGTGTGCCATGCTGTAAGCCGCATCCTCACTGAGTGCAGGATTGCCGCCCCCAAGAAAACAAGCGAAGTCACGACATTCCTG